ATGAGCTATATTTTTAACAAGAATCATAACCGGAGTCATACGCCAGATTGCCGGGCTGTTCGGATGATGAATTTTGATAAAAATGCCGAAACAGTGGAAGAACCACGGGGCCACAGTTGCGGTTGGTGTGGTGCAGGTAAGATAGACAAAGTGGATCATCGTCTGGATGAATACAGTCAGAAACCATTAGCCCGGGAGGTGGCCTAAAATGAAAGACCTTTTTGGTGGCCCTGACAGCATGCAGATGATAATGGAACAGTGCAGGAACAATCCAAGGATGGAAATCAGGAGCATGAAAGCTCAAAATGAAATCTTCTGTGGATGTTTCGAGGACTACGATCTCCGTAGAATGAAATGGGACGGCCAGGAACTCTACTCCGGAGATACTGTCTATTTTAAGGATCAGCATGGTTTTTTCTGGAAGGTGAAGATCTTCGTGGAACGTTTGGATCCTGATAGTGAAGAGAGTAGGATGGCCACGATAGAGGCAAATATCCGGAATCACTTAGCATTCCAGAAACAGCAGAGGAAAGCACAAAGTTGTGTTGATTGTGATGTGCCATTTGCAGAGGAGGGATTGTAAAAATGAATAGCAATTTGATTCTAGCAGAACACAACAAAGGCCTCCAAGTTTTTCCTATTTCTGAAACTGCAGCTGAAGTCCTTGATATGGAATATCGTGTGAACCTAAAGGAGTATCGGGGTGAAGTATTGCTGGAAGCCAAAATAGGCCCTGGTCGGGACCTCTTGTCTTTCACAGAGCTTGGCAAATTCATGATTGAGGAAGAGGTTAAATTCACCTATGAGGCCGAATCTTATCTGTTAGAACTGCACGACTTTCAGAAGCTTTGTAAAATCTTGGAACAGGTGGTATAACACAATGAAACGGAGTTTATATCCTAAAAGGGTGTCTGTTTGGAAGAATTTTTTATCCAAGTACAGGTATCAGGCCCTGGCCCTTTTAATCATTGTCATATTATTGATGGTGATTGGTGGAGTTCATAATCCAAGTGAACTGGAAGGAGTGTATGTTCAGTAGACTTGCAAAGAATGTAGTAGTTAATTTGTGTGCACGTTGTCATTTTGAAAAAATGTATCTAAGCAAAAAATTAAAAACGGAGGAGAGAGAGTGTTTTCAGGAATAAACGATTTTACCGGCAAAAGTTTAATCAGTTTTTTTACTCCTTACTGTACTCTACTCTACTCTACTACTACTTACTTACATTCTAACTACTACTTAACTACTACTTTGTTTGCAGATTGCAAAGAATCTACTACTTTTCTTGCAGGGGTGATGGTCTGAAACCTCGCCAAAAACCTGTAAAAGTCCATGAAAGGGACACTGTAACAAACCGCCAGAAAAAGCTCCAATACATAGTAGACGACCCCAACAATGTCACTGGTGAATTTGAAAAATTTGTACGCACTAAATACGGTTTCACCAAAGGAATAATTGGTAAAGAATTAATAGAAGCCCTAGAAAATCATCTAGCTTTACATAACTTTGGACCATTCAGGAACAAATCATTAGACTTTACAGATTTTCTAGGACCTGCACACAAACATCTGAAATCAAATCATCAAACTCTTCTCAGTCACCTGGAAGATCTGTTCCAAGAAGGTGAAGTGATCAAATTCAAACAGATCCAGGATGTTATTAGAAGGGAGTTTGGCAGAACCGACAGAAGAACACATAAGAGTTATGTTGATGCCTTACGTTCAAGGGAACTATTAATTCAACCTGATGGGGTCAGGGATTATGAGTACTATTTCTTCAAGGAACAACCCCAAGCCCGGGAGAACCGTCCAACCCCTGTGGTTGATGTTCAAACCCGGTTAGTGTTTCCAGGAAATAAAGTTTTTGAACTTTTACCCGGACCAGGTACGACTTTTACGGTGCAGCGTTTACGGAAGATGACAACCTTAAAAGATGCAGATTTCCAGGCCGGTTTGAAACAGTTAACAGAATTGAAAATTATTAGAAATGTTGGAATAGGGAAATTCCGAGTTAATGAAATAGAGGTGTAAAAAATGGCTTTAACAACTGCACAACGAGGAAAAATTAGAGAAATAAAAGAAAAATACAAAAAAGAAGGATTAAAAGAAATTAAAGGCCGTGACGGTGTTTGGAGACCAACAGTAATTGGAGAATCATTCAAAGGCAAATATCTAGAATGTGTTCCAGACGCTGACAACTACCACCGCAATAAATACATTTTTTCAGATGACAATGAGTTGAAAGATTCCAATGGCCGACTAGTTGGCTTGGATGGCCGTATAGCTCTTTTTGGAGGTGTGACCCTGGATGACTCTATGGCCTGGATCCCAATTGGGGCCATGGTGGGGGTGATCTATTGTGGGGAACGACCTAACCCCGGATATAAGAGGGCTACAAAGCTGTTCACTGTGATGAGTGACAAGGAACTTGATGTTCCTATGAATATTTCCACACCCACTAAAAAGAAACCAGCAGCAGATTTGGCCATTGATGATGAAGCTGCCAGAGAATTAATCAAAGACTGCAAAACCTTCCTAGATAGTGAAGGGAAGAAAAACCCATCCATCCCAGAAATTGCAAATTACGCTGAGAAAATCCTCCAGGAAGACGATAAACCCGACCAACAATTACTGGACCAGGTTCACACTATACTGGCCCGGGACCTAATCGCTGAATGTGCTCTTTCTCTGACCAGTGACGATAATCTTAACCCTTCAGAAGAAGAAGTGGCCGAGTGTGCTAAGAAAATCCTGGAAAACAAAAACCGTCCCTTATTGACTAAAGTTCAGTTGTTACTAGCGGATATTGTGAAATCTAAAAAGAAAGAGGTGTAAAAAATGGGAAAAAGACCACGTTGGAGTCCAGAGGAAAAAAAATTCTTCAACGAATGTGTTGACAAAGGAATGACAGATGCCCAAATTAGCAGTGAATTCCATATTAAAACCAAATTTGAAAAGGCTAAAGGGTTTCATATGCGCACTCCTGATGCTATGGGCCGCCGCCGCAGATTCTTAGCAATGGAACATCCACCAGTGGAAGGTAAACCTTTGAATCATAGAAGGTCCTGGTCACCAGAAGATGATGACCTTCTCAGAACATACAAAGACAGGGGAATCAGTAAGGAAGAAATGGCTGAAATTTTCAACCGAACAGAACGGGCCATAGATACTAGGATTCGGTACTTAGAAAACAAAGACACCACTCCTTCTCCGGGGTTGCATCAGCTGAAAGGATTCTTTAATCATATTTTCCGGAGATTTGGCCATAATAGGGGTTGATTATTGTTTTTCAACCGATCGAATATGCCACGGATCCAGACCTGGCTGGCATCTACATAATTTTTGATGATGGTGTCCTTTTACAGCTAGCTGTAAAGGGCACACATCAATTTTATGAAGTCAGTTATTATTTAGGTGAGTGGTTCGTGGATCGGGCCAAAAGGTTTTACGAGAAAATGATGTGTTCTGATGGGCATTATAATAAATGACTTGGAATATGTGCGTTTACTACCAAAAAATTCATAATCCAATTGATTATCAGTACAAAAAAGAAGAATTTAAAGGAATTATCTTAGAGATGTGCTAATTTGGGGTAATGCGGGATTCTAATGGAGATCTTTAATGGTTTATCATGCTCTATTTTGGCAAAAAACTTATATACGGTGGAACCAGATCGAATATAAACATTTTTATGGGTTAGTTCGTGGAGTGTGGTTACGTATGGTTATTACTAACAAAGAATATGAGTTTGCTTTTAATAACTGTCCTGATGCCATATTATTAACATTATCAGATGGGACAGTTTTATCAGCGAATCCGTCAGCTTGTGAACTTTTTGGTTACACTGAGGATGAATGGTGTGATTTGAAGAGATCAGATCTTGTGGATGCAACTGATTCTCGGACATCTGTTTATCTTGAAGCAAGAAAAAAAGAGGGAGATGTAGAGGGTGAATTGATTTTCATCAAGAAAAATGGTGAAAAGTTCACAGGGCATATAAAAAGTGCTCTTAAACAACCAGAAAAAAGCTTAGGAAAAGCTTGTGTTATTATTAAAGATATAACTGAATTAAAACGTGCGGAAGAATCTTTAAAGAAAAATAAAGAAAGATATTACGACCTATTTTATAATGCACGTGTGGGAATATTTCGTTGTAGAATAAATAAAATGGAATTACTTGATGTTAACAAGAAAATAACTGAACTGTCAGGTTATACCAAAGAAGAACTATTGAATGATGTCTCAATTGTCAAATTTCCTTATCCTGATGAAATTGATAATATTATGGGGAAATTAGAAGAAGAAGGTTTCATTGAGAATCATGAAGTCCATATCTTGGATAAAATGGGGGATATTAGAACAGCTTTGGTTTCATTCAAACTATATCCCGAAGAAGATTTTTTTGAGGGAACTGTAGTTGATATTACTAAAAGGAAAGAACTAGAACTAAAATTGCAAAAATCATTAGAAGAAAAAGAAATTTTACTAAAAGAGACACATCACCGAGTTAAAAATAACTTAGCCATTATTTCAAGTATTATTAATCTGCAGTCCTCTTATTTTGACGACCCTGAAGCATTAAATGCTTTTAAAAATATCCAAGATCGTGCCAATTCCATGTCCATGATTCATGAGAGGTTATACAAGTCTAAGGATTTAAAAAACATAAACTTTGGAGAATATTTAACCAGATTATGTAACAATCTCTACAAAACTTACACACATTCAACCAACATCTCTTTAAAACTCAATATTGAAAATTTATCAGTGAAAAATGATGTTGCAGTCCCCTTAGGAATAATTGTCAATGAATTATTCACAAATTCATTAAAATACGCATTTCCTGATGAAAATGGAAATTTACAGGTAGATTTTAGAGGAAATAATGAAATGTATATGTTAAGTATAAAAGATGATGGTATTGGTTTACCTGAAGACTTTGGAATAGAAAAAACAAATTCACTAGGCTTAACACTGGTAAAAATTTTAACAGAACAGATAAATGGTACTTTGGAACTTGAGTCTGAAAATGGAACAAAATGGTTGATAAAAATTCCAATTTCCTAATTTATAGCTTGATCAACAATAATTTTAAAATATCATCATCTGTGAATAGTTTATTCGTCAAATAGGAGATTATAAATATTTTAAATTACAATTATTAATTATTAAAGCTCTGATATTTATAATAGGGATGAATTATGATGATGACATCGGATCAAGTTAAAAGGGAATCTAGAAATATTAAATATTTGCTAGGTAAGTATAAAACCAAACAGCCGGGCGAGGTTAACCCTCGAACTATTGATCTAAAAAAGGAATGGAGAGAAAATCAGAAAATACGAGTAGCACTTAAACAGATGGAAGATTTGAATGTTACTGGTGAGCTCCAGAATCAGGCTATCTGGATCATCACCCATGGACCACGTACTAAGGATCTTTGTGCACGGTGCAAGTATGAAACTGTTACCTTGGCTATTATTTTTTATTTGAAATTCAGCAATACTAAGAAAAGGCCATTATCACATTACAAGTTAGCCCGGGACCTGGGTTTGACAGAAGAAATTTATGCTAACATTGTTACTAAATTAGGTAGGTTTTTCCAGGAGAAAATGGCCCTCACTGGTAGAATCAAACGATATGATAATTCTTAATTATAACTCTTATTTTTAATTTTAAACCTTTCTTCTTCCTTCGGTCATGTTTGCCATGTTATTATAGTGATAACGGCAAACTATTGGAGGGGTTGGTGTAAACTGGTAAAATTTGCAGATGATCCTGAATGGTTGCAGCTGGTCCGTGATGGCTACTGTCCTGAATGTTTAGATCAATTTAACCCTAAGTCACGAAAACTTTTCAAAAAAGGAATTAAAAGAGAATGCAGCCAGGGCCACCTTATTCTTTATGGAAATCCATTGTATCTTGCTTATTATCGTGTTGAAAAGAAAAAAGAAAAAAAGAAAGTCACAGGTTGCCCTAAGTGTGGGGGTCAGGCTGTTACTTATGATAAGAAACATGATGAAATTTTCTGTGATGATTGTGGCCTGGTGTTATCGGGGCCTCCACAGTGGATTCCTCCAGCTAGATGGGTGAATTATCCCATGGGCAACCGTTACGATTACGCTGATATTGATGCTACTTACACCCCTTATGAAACAGATCGCTGTGATTATGGGGATTATATTGAATAATTTTTTTTATGTTCATCATTTATTTGATGAAAAAAAGTGCTTTCCTAGGCGATTTGGTACACACCTCTAAGGGGGGATTGGTGGGGCCCTGGGCACAGTGAAATGAGAAAAAAAACGAAAAATAAAAGTTAAAAAACAAGGACTTTTAAAATAAACAATAATACCCCCCCCCTCTTATAGGTATTTAATCTATTTTTTTCTCTTTCACGTCAAAAAAGGCCCTACTATCCCCCCACTTTTCCAAACATATTGGGTGGTTTTTTTTATGAATAAAGACTTTTTAGGCGTCATAATCATCCTTTTAGGGATACTTTTCTTTTTCTTATTCATGGCATACAATCTCACAGTTTACTAGATTGTTCAGTTACCATGGCCTACAACTGCAATGCAGCTGCACCCGCGACAGCTAATGACACTGAACATTGCACTAATCTTAGACACTGATTTTCATTATTTAATGAACAAAAAAGAACTAAAAATGGAGATGGAATAATGGCAGAAGAGGAAACTAAACCAGAAGAAACCATAACTGAAGGATTAGAAAACAACAAGAGAAATGCAGTATTACAGGAAATTTCTCTGTGGGTTTTGATATTCATTGTGTACCTTGGAGATGCAATATCGAGAGACCAGTCAATAACTCCACTTGGATTAGTTTTGATACTTGCAGCTGTAGCACGACTTTACATTAAAGTTAAATTCCCTCAATTTCAGTTAAACTAAAAAACCTATAGGGGGCTTCTGTAGATGGAAGAGGAAGGCAGGAAGGACCAACCAAAAATATATGATAACATCACCGGAAAACCATGCCCTGGCCATAAATGTCAATATGAGGGTAGATGGAAAAACTATTTTGATTTTAAAGAAAAAGTAATCGAATTCATGGGAAGAAAAGAAGAAATCAACGGAAATTTAAAATTAGAAGACAAAAAACTCGAAGAAAGACTGAAAAGCATAGAAAACAAAGTATGGGCCATTCTTTTACTATTAAGTGGAGTTATCTTAAAAGTCCTATTTGGAACCTAAAAAAATAAAAAGGAAAAAAATATTAATGTTTAGTCTTATCCGCTAAAACATATCTCGTTCCTGTTTTTCTTCCTGGTGGAAAAGTTTTTCCTTTCACAACAGTAACTTCCCTATTTTCGCCAACAACCCTATATTGTCCTGATTCAGGGCATGTGTCTCCAGGAGAATAGTATTTAGGTATTTAATCACCCCCCATTTTAATTGTCATTACTAACTATAATCTGGATTTTATTATAATACTTTTGATTTACAATGTTCACTAATTTTTCACTAAAATTTCAAAAAGTGATCACCAAATGACCACCAAAAACACCCTAACCCCTAGCCTAACAGAAATGATAAAAAAAGATATGGTTAGAGGATACCGCAATGAAAATGGTGAAAAAGTATATCCAAAGCTTACAGAGGCTGCAGACTGGTATAATGTTAGTTATGATGGTCTTAAACAAAAAGCACGAAAATGGAACTGGAAGCAAAGACGTGAAGATTACAAGCGCAAAGTGTCACTAAAAGTTGCTGAAAAAAAGGAAAATGAAGAAATTAGTGATCTTGAAGCTGAAGAGATCATAGTTGATAACATCAAATTTAACAATGCTGCAACTTTACTTCGCAGAGCTGCCACCAAGGAGATCCAAAAAATCCTTGATGGTGATCAGATCCTCAAGGTTTTAGATGATGGGACTATTATTAAAGGTGTGAAAAGTGCAGGTTACCAGCTTATGAATTTGGGTAAGGCCCTGGAGTCTGCACAAAAAATCAGCAAGATAGCGGCCGGTGAACCTTCTGAGATCACTAAAAATGAGACAGATGTTAGAAGTGAAGGAAAATACACGGTTACTAGAAGTATAATTTGCAGTGAAGACCACATAAACCATGAAATAGAGGTTTTGAATGCCGCAAGCAAAGCCCAGGGATGTAATAAATGAACGTTTCCCATTAGGCCCTGGGACCTTTGCAATAGAAGCAAGTGAGGGCAGATGGAAACCATTCCCTCACCTCATCCTTATAATTGAATTTTTAATGTATATGGTAGCCGGTCGATTCAACCGGCTCATGGTATTCTGCCCACCAAGGCATGGGAAAAGTTGGCTGATTAGTAAATATTTCTTAACATGGTTCCTTGGTAGTTTCCCAGACCTCCGTATAATATTAGCAACCCATAGGGCTTCTTTTAGTGCCAAATGGGGACGCATAAGTAAACAATTGTTAGAAAAGTATGGAAAGAAACTCTTTGTCAAAGAAGCCTTAACCGAAGATGGAGAACGCATACTACTTAAAAATGAAGTAGAGTTGGATAAATCCAGTAATGCAGCTTACCGATGGGATATTCAGGGCCATGATGGGGGCTTATTCACAGGAGGGATAGGTACAGGGCTTTTAGGAGAGGGGATGCATGGAGGGATCATAGATGACCCTACAAAAGGATTCACCAAAGCAAACCGCAAATCACACCAACAGGAATTAAATGATTGGTATTATACTGAATTTAAAACTAGAGCTGATACTGATTTATCTACAGGTAAACCTCCTTGGATCTGTTACATTGCCCAAAGGCTTAATAGGAAAGACTTGGCCGGTCAGATATTATATGGGCTGACTGAAGAGGACCCTGGAGAACCTCATATTGATGCCCGTGATGCTCTTAAAATATTGAGAAGTGGAGGCACAATTCCAAACGGGACATGGGTAGTATTAAACCTTCCAGCCTTAGCCGAGGAAAATGATCTTCTTGATAGAGCCCCTGGAGAGGCACTATGTAAACAAATTAAAAATGAAGAAGAACTGCACCAAATCAAGAGAGAAATGGGCAGTTTCAGGTTTGAAGCACTCTACCAGGGGACTCCACGTGAAAGAGAAGGGAAAATTTTCAAATCAATCTGGTTTAAAGATGAACATGGAAACCTCCTTGAAGATCTATTTGTAGTAGGTTCAGAACTTAAAGTTAAAAATGAAATCAGATACTGGGATGCGGCTAGTAGTGGAGAGGAAGGAGATAAAACTGCCAGCCTCAAATCAACTTATGATAAACAAAGTAAACATCTTATTTTCAAAGGCCCACTGGTAAATTATCCCTACACAGCTAAAGGAGTGGTTGATAAGTTTTACCAGATAAGTAATGATGAACCTAACGCCCAGGCTATATTTGAACAGGAACCTGGAAGTGGAACAAAACTTTTAGTGGCACGATTAAGGCAGGATAAACGTTTAAAACAGCGTAAAAAGATTCGATTAGATAAAGTTACTGAGAGTAAAGCAGACCGTTCATTTGATTTAGAAGTTTTATGTGAAGACCATAGAGTCCGCTTTGACAAAGAATCTCTAACAAAAAAAGATGTTGAAACTATCATAAATCAATGGATTGAATTCACAGGAGAGGAAGGCGGTGAAGACCACATTGTCGATGTCAGCACAGGTAGTGCAAGATGGTGGTTAAGGCCACGTAGGAAAGTGAGAGTATGAAAAGAGAACCTGATGCTTTTATAGTCACAAATGATGAAGGATGGGATGTTGTCACCACGGATGTCCTTGACAGATATGTCATCAAATCCCAGGAAAGTAGTGAAGGAGAAAGTAAACAGATAAAAGATGACGGATGGAACTATGAAAACCTCCACGAACCACTTTATAATCCAGAACAGCTCACAGACCTACTAGAACGAAACACTTACCATGCTCAGTGTTGTGATGTGGTGGCCAGGGAAAGTGGGGGCCTTGGTTTCAGCATAAGACCTGTGAGTGAAGAGGAAAATGTTAATGATGACCATAAACGAGTTTTAACTAAATTTTTCAAAAGTTTCAAAGTCAATGATGTGTTATATCGTAGGCAGTATGATCGACGTTCTATAGGTTATGGTGCTATAGAGATAATCCGAGAAGGAGGAAATAAGACCAGAATAACAAGTTTAGATCACATACCATCCCAAACACTCAGAAGGCACAAGGATGGTATAAGAGTCAAACAACAAGTGGGAAATAAAATAGTCTGGTTTGTATTATATGGTACCAACAAAGACCGTAATGGAAAGATTCTTTTTGATGTGAATTGTGAAAATGGAGACAAACATCCTGCAAATACCCTACCAGTTAAAAAATTAGCTAATGAAATATTATGGAGCTTAGATTACACTCCGAAATCACATTTTTATGGTATGCCTCGGATTGTTCCAGGAATTGGAGCTATTTATGGTGATATTAGCCGTAGAGATTACAATAGTTCATTCTTCAAAAACTATGGTATGCCTGCCTTTGCCGTGACAGTAACAGGGGATTTTGAAGATTATGATAAAGTTCCAGGAGATGAAGGTTATGATGAAACCAAAACCCTCCGATACAAAATATCACAGCAATTGAAAGAAGTTATCAAGAACCCTCACAGTGCGGTTACAATACTCGTACCCAGTGAAGGTGAAGAAGGTAATGTTGAGGTTAAGATTCAACCATTGTCAATTGAAACTAAAGAAGCATCCTTCCGACTTTACCGTAAAGATAACCGGGATGAAGTGCTAGCAACCCATAGAGTACCTGCTTACCGATTAGGTATAAATGAAACAGGTTCCCTGGGAGGGTCAAATAGCTCAGATGCAAATAAAATATACAAAACTAGTGTACTTGAACCATTACAGGTAGATGACGAGTATGATATGAACTGGCTCATTAGAGAAGAGTTTGGTTTTACAGACTGCGAATTCCAACTTAAAGAGATTGATATCAGTGATTTTGAGGGTGATGTTAACATAGCCGAAAAAATGTTCAATATGGCCAGTATCAAACCAAGACAGATAATACAATATTTTGGTGAACGTTTTGGTCTTAAAGACGACCCGGAAAATCCGTACTTAGATGAATACTACTTGAATGGTCAGCCCCTGGACCTGGTTTGGAATCCTACTAATATTGAAGATCCACCTGGCACCTCTTCTGTTTTGGATGGTTTAGAAGGTTCAATAATTGAAAGCATGGAGGGGTCCAATGCTAGCAGTGAAAACACAGTTACAGCAGTCAAAACAGCTTTTAAACGTCTTAAAGCAAAATTATGATGATCGCTTAGCTGCTGAAACACAACTGGCCAATGAATTATCCTCTCTTTTCTTTGCAACTGAAAAACAAATCCTTAAAAATTTAAAATCTCACGATGAAATACCAGCTAATTTTTATTCCATTATATCACCCCTTGATGATTTACGGGTTGTTTACAGCCAACTAATAGCACAAATCAATGAAAAACATTTCATCCAGGGCTATGGTAGAAATGCAACATTGATTAAATTGATGGAGGCGGGATTTAATCTGGATGTTGCAGCCAAAGCCCTTACTATTGACCGGGGAGATGATTTCTTTGGCATTGATGAAGCAACCCGTGAAAACATCAAAAACAAATCCTTCGTAGCATCACAAGGAGTGATGGACAGAGTAAACCAGGGAATCTCTAAAAATCTTGCCCAGAGTTACAATGATGGTGTTGGCATTGATAATGCCGCCCGGAGTTTACAACAAGAATTCAGCAAACTCAAAGGATATGAAGCCACTCGGATAGCAAGAACCGAAATAAACAGTGCACAGAATGAAGGAGCATTCCAGGCTTACTATGACTTTGATATTAAATATCATCAATGGTGGACTGGTAGGGACGCACGGGTCCGAGACAGTCACCGGGCCATCCATGCCCAGATCACCAAGGTAGGATCCAAATTTACCAACGGCCTCACTAGACCTGGTGATCGCAGTGGGCCTAAGAAAGAATGGATCCATTGCCGGTGCACCACAATACCCTACCTTATGCCGCTAGGTATGATGGCTCCTCCAGGTGAGACTGCATTCTTTGAAAAGGACTTGATTCCAATACCTGGGTTTGATCAGGACATTATATCTTACCATCCTTATGATTCGCATAATCAAATTGTTAAAAGTAATATAAGACGAACTAGAGAATTAAGAACTGAATTAGGAAGAAAACAATACAATGGAACCATGTACAAACATGGAGAAACTAGTAAAGACTATGTAACAATTTATAATGTGAAAGGGGACAGAAATCCTTTTATTTCTCAAGATGATGTTTATCAGCAGTATATGGATCTTCCTAAAAAGATAAGGGACAATGTTAAATCAATTTTCATTGAAAATAGCAGCATAATCAAAAGAGATGGGGAGGTTTTAGGATTTGCAAGACCTGAAAAAGGATGGTTTTGTTTACTGAAACCGTCAAATTATCCAAACCCCTCTCAATTAATTAAAGAACAAGTTTTCGCCCATGAAGCAGCTCATTTACTGGACACTAAGACTATTAAGTATGTACATTCTTATAGTAGGGAATACAGGCAAGCAGTAAGGGCGGATATGGTGGTGAATGGTGGTGAATTTCCTTCAAATTATGCGAAAAACTTTTTTATTAATAATTACGAAAATAACACTAGAGCTTCACTTAGGGAAGATTTCGCAGAATCGGTTCAATTCTATTTAAACCCTGAAACAGATCAGGGGATGCGATTTAGAAGGTTGTTCCCTAATCGTGTTGAATATTTACGAAATTTGTTAGGTGAAATAGTATGATGATTAGACCTGGAGATGTTGTACAAGAAACCATTAAAATAGATGATGGTGGTCAAGAAATCATCAGTTATTTGGATAAAAATGGCGAATTTTCATTGAAATATTCATACAATGCAGTTAACATGCTCATTCAAACTTATAATTCTGATGGTGTCCTAGTTAGTGAAGAACTTAAAGAAAATCCTTCCCGTGACAAATACGAAGAATCAGAACACTATGGGGATTGGATGAAAACTGTTAGAAAAATTAGTGAAGAAGATGAAAAAACAGGTTTGAATACCTTATAATTACTTTTTATATTTTATTTTGATTAAATTCCATTTTAATTAGCTTTAGCTATAAAACATTTTATAAGAGGTGATGACCTCTGAATTTTTCATTACTTTATCTCATTCTAGCCCTAGCTCTTTTAATCGTTACAATAGATTTAATGATTATTCCATTTATCAAAGGGTTTAGAGAATCTATTGAACGTTATAAAGTTAAAAAAGAGTTAATAAAAAAATTCGAATAAAAAAATTAAAAAAATTATTCTTCTTCATTCTTTTTGAGAATATAATCTATTTTATTAATGAGATTGGATGCAATTTTGGACATTCCAGGACTAGTGCGTGGTACCGTACATTGGTTTAATGTGGTTTTATCCATCTTAAGGACTTCAATATCAATTTTTGAGACACTACGGTTGTCTTTCACACGTTTTATAGCAATATCCACTCTTGTCCTTATATCCAATATTAATATTTCATCTAAATTTTTTGGTTGAAAGCTAAATTCGATTGACATTTGACTCCCTCTATTTTTCTTAAAAATAATTAGGTGATTCTTAGGTTTCAGTGTTATTAAATTTTTCTAAACTATTATTGTCACTTTTGAATTAACAAATTGGAGGTGAAATTATGGGAATATTCAGTTCTAAAGCAAGAGCTACAGCTCCTGGCAGTATCAAAAACCTTGAAGACCAGCTCAGAGGAGCAATCAACGACACATTCCGATCAGACCCCAACACTAAATACGACATCAGCACTTACCCCATCGACATTATCCCCGACAAACCAATCAAATCCGGAAGTCTTATCATCGAAGATTACAGTTCCAGTAAAAACTACTCAGTACCATTTTCCACAGATGAAAACGGAAATTACACTTTAGGCGAAAAAAAGGAAGTTAACAAAATTATGAACTATGAAGCTGTTAAATCAAGTGTTTTAGCGGTTGAAAAAGCAAAGGATCACGTTATGTTCACGGGAACAGCCCTTATTCCCGGAGAACCCGACTGTGATGCTACAAACGGTGAGGAGTTACTCACTGCTGAGAAAGTTGCAAAAATAGCACATTCATTCATGGATTATCGAATTGTTGACAAAGAACACGAATTCCTGGTAACGAAGAAAAATATGGGGGACCCTGTGGAATCTTATCTACTTGATGCTCCTAAAGTGATGAAAAACATTAAAGGTGAAGAACGTGAATACCCTGAGGGCACATGGGTGGTTAAAAGCAAAATAACAGACCCTGAAATGATGAAAGCTGCATTAAAAGGAGAAATAGCATACTCAGTTTCAGTGTTATCAGAAGAAGATGCTGATAAAGTCATGGCATCCATGAAAAACCGTGTTTTAATCAAGGATATTAAAAATCCAGTGGGATTCACTTTGTCATTAACAAAAAATCCATGTGTGGATAATTCTTGTAGTGTTAAAAGTGCTATGAAGGCCGGGCGTGCAATTTCAAAAGAAAATAAATCTGTACTTGAAAAAGCCAGGGACATAATAAACAGTCTGATTAATCAGGCTGATTCTGGCAGAAATGGAGGCGATAATGTGTCTGAAAAAAAAGAGAAGGATGAAAAAAAAGAATACGTCGAAAAATCCGATGTGGAAGATATGGTTAAAAAGGCAGTTAAAGAAGCAATGAATGATGAAAAAGAAGAATCAGCTTCTAAAAGTGTTCCTACTGAGTGTTCAAACTGCAAGGTAGCTGTGAAATCAACTGATAAATATTGCAGCAGCTGTGGAACTAAAATCAGCACTAAAGAAAAAAATGAAGAGGATGAAGAGGAAACCCCTGGAGGAGCTTCTAAATCTTTAAAACCTAATGGAGGGGACAAACCTACTCCTGCGGTTAAATCTTTTGAGGAAGAATTAGGCCGTGACCTTTACGGTTGTAAATCATAGGAGGCGATAAAAATGACCCAAGATAATCAAACCATGTTAAACCAGCTTTCAGCAGCATTTAAGGATATAACTACAACTGATAAGTTAGGTGCAAGTATATTACAGCCTGGATATTTCAACAAGTATGTTCTTGCTGCAACTCGTGACAAAACCATACTTTCAGAGGCCCGGCTGGTTAAGATGACTGCTCAGGTTCAGAACATTGACCGAGTTGGTTTCAGTGGTAGGATACTTGAAAAGGCTGTGGAAAACCAGGAAGGAACTACTAAAACTCCTGAATTTGCACAAGAACAGCTTAAAGCTGAAGAATTCATTGCAACAGTTGGAATAACTGATAAATCGCTGCGAAGAAATGTTGAAGGTACTTCTTTCAACACTACCCTAGTATCTATGATGGGCCAGCAAGCAGGGGAGGATTGGGAAACCCTTGCAGTTGGTGGTGACAAAGATAAATATACTACTGGTAGTTTACTGAAAAGCCAGGATGGTTGGATTAAAAAATCAACCAACAAAATTTACGGAACCGGAACTGGTAAAGCTTTTGATAAAGCTGGAACCGTTAAAGACATGATGAAAGCCATGTTAAAAAACTATCCTAGGAATTACTTGAAAAATAGATCATTCCTACGATTTTACTTGAACAGCGATCAGTTTGACACCTACATTGATGAAGTTGGTGAAAGACCTACTGTTGCTGGTGACGATGCGGTCAGTAACAACGTAGCAAGGCCATACAAAGGAATACCTGTGCGTGAAGCATTTGTTCTGAATGATAGTGAAATATTAGACACTACTAATGGATATGGTAATGTTTCTATGTTACATGACATTAGAAACATCGCATTTGGTATATTCTACAATGTTACTATTGAACCAGATAGGATCCCTAAACTACGTAGAACTGATTATGTGCTAACTCAGGAAACTGACCAGGGATATGAAAACCCGGGTGTGAATGTGATTGCACTCGCAGATCAGACTAAACCTGCTGGATAAGTGTCATTATTACTTTTTGGCACTAATTCTTCTCTTTTTTTACTGGATAAGTGATTCATCATGACATACTGCACAGTTGATGAAATAATAGGCCTAACCGGGGTTTCTCCAAAAAAGCTAAAACTGGATGCAGACGACAATGACGGCCTTAAAAATTTATTAGAGAAATGGATCTCACAAGCTGAAAGTTTAATTGACAGTCACTGTCACACAACTTGGACAGGAACTGATATTCCCGGGGCTGTGAGTAATGTTTGTCTCCGTTTAGTGGCCAATATGGTCGCCCTGGCCGTGGCCAGACGAGAAACCGCCCTGGTAAAAGTCAATGACTGGACTATCAAAATCAGCGATGATAATGTATTCAACGAGGCACTTAAAGCAGATTTAAAACCTTTTGTTATTGACAAATCCACAAAATCAGATCGCGTTGAATTTACAGCAGTGACAGGAGCTGACCTGTACGATGCCTAGCATTGGAGTGACAGTAAGACTTGATAAAAGTCCTAAACAACTAATTCAAAAAGCTGTCAAGCGAACTGTTGATTTATCTGTTATGGAATTACGTGGAAACCTTCAAAGGAACAGTCCAGTTGACCATGGGAAGATGCAAGGCAGCTGGTTAATAGCAGGCCAATTCGCTGGAGAATTAAATCAGAAGATCATTAGCAGTGCATTATACACGAAATTCGTAAATGATGGTACAGGATTGTATGGGCCACGTGGCCAGTTAATCCGCCCGAAAACTGCTAGAAAGTTAGCCTTTGTTTATAAAGGTAAAAAGATTGCAGTGCCTTATGTCCGTGGTATCAAACCCCGTAAATTCGTTGAAAAGAGTATAAGGGAAACAGAACGGCGAGTACCTGAGTTCACAATAAGAGCTGTCATGGAAACATCTGGAGGATAATGACATGGCACAGGGAATAGTAAAAGGACTGGACACTGTTTCAAGAACGGTGCCTAACTACGTAAAACATGAAGTAAAGCCTGGTGGAATACTAGAAGATGTTAAAAATGTGATCATAGGACCTAAATCTGATGTTGGTGTTGACACTCCTGTTGTTTGGATTGTTGAACATCCCACAATACCACAACCTGGTTCAAAAGCTAACTTAAGCAGAACAAACTATCTGCAAACACCTTTTGAGTTTGTTTGTGTTGAATATGATAAGGATCCAGAAATAGCAACAGAGAAAGCAAAAAACCTTGCAACTCGTGTGGCTGCAAGTATCATAACTCATTTTAATGTTTTAAAGGAAAATCCCGGCGACCCTGACCGCATCTTTCAATTCGTGAACTTCAATGAACTAATTCCCGATGGAGAGGTGAAGGTAGAAGGGAGTAATGAGTCTGTTCCAGTTGCAGCAATCATTTTAGACTTTATTTATCCTATCAGCTGGCTGGAATGCAAAAAATAGGAGGCAAAGATCATGGCAAATCGAGTCTTAGGACTAAAATTAGAAGAAAATTATGGTGTAGAATCAGCATCCAACCCTGATTTCCATGTTGAAGTATCTAAATCAAAAGCATCATTGAAAACCGAACCCCTGACATATAAGGGAGGGGGCAGGTCAATAAAAAAAGCCAAAGCTGGAGCACTGAAGCCAGAAGCAAGTTTTGACCTGAAAACTGAACTTAAAACAATAGGTTACTTTTTAATGGCCTTTCTTGGGAACTATAAATTCACAAGTGGAGGTAGTGGTCCAAATATTCATGAATTTTGGGGAGAAGATAACTCAGAACTACCCTCATTCACAGGGTGGGCTACTTTCGATTATTTCATGAAACAACTATTCGGTATGGTATGTGACACGCTGAAACTTGATGTTTCAGATGAATTTCTGGATGGGAGCTGTGAATGGAAGTATAAAACTGAGAAAAAAATATCAGAAGTACCCAGTCCAGCTAATCAGAAACTGATACCAGATTCCATACTGATTGCATTTTATGATATAGCTTTAGAGCTAGATAATGCTGCTCCTCCAGGGGTTGTGTCTAAATTCAGTTTTGACGGAAAAAATAACCTCAACACAGATAAAACCATTGGAATAGGTAGTAGAGCTCCTCAGAAAAAGCCTAACGCACAGCAAAGGGAAATTAAAATAACTTTAGAATCTACTTTAGTACCCGAAACAGTGGCGATCATCGAAAAAGCAGAATATGGTGCATCTGGTGATAGTCCTTCAGAATGTAAACTTTACAAACTTCCTATGAAATTAACCATTGATTTCTGCGAAGATTCAACTGACAAGCTAACAATCTTTTTCCCTGAGTGCTTAGTGTCAGTGGAATATGAAGCTAGTGATGCTGATGAGATGGATGCTAAATTTGAGTTACAAGCAATATCTACTAAAAAAATCACCTTGGCCGATGATACACAGATTCTCACTGACATATATGCTAAACTGGAAAATGATCAGCCAGAGATTAAAGGTGGTGTGGCTGGAACTAGTACTGTTAGTTTCACAGTTAAGGATAATGCCAGCACCCCTGCAGCTGTTGTGGGAGCTACTTTAAAGTTAACTAACAGGCAAACGGGCGCGACTTTATCAGCAGTAGCTGCAACGAATGCTCAGGGCCAATGTGTGGTTAATAATGTACCATATGGTCGTTATGACGTTGAATTGAAAAACAATTCATCCGTAGTAGTTAGCACAAACCCCTCAATTGTTTCTGTAAATGAAAACACAGAATCATTGAATTTAACTGCTAACACTAACTAAATAAACCTTTTTTTTACATTTTCACGGAATTTTAAGAAACTTGAGATGATATTATGGTTCTACGAAAAGAAGACATACTGAAAGGAATAGAAGACCCTGAATTGGTTAAAATAAAAAGTTTGGGTGGTGAATTGCCATTAAGGCCACTCAGCAAGGCTGAATGGAATAAAATAGAACAGATTGAAGCTAAAGCCTATGGGACTTTTGAAGCAAATGAAACTGCTAAAAGAGGTAAACGCAAGTTGAAAAATGGAATGATGGAAACTAAAGGTAAAATTGACCTTGAAAAGCAGAACAAAGCTGAATTCAAAGGTAAAACCCAGGCCCTATATCTATCTATGAACAACAGCCATGTTGAATGTGATAAATGGACTGAACTGGATATTCAAAAATTACCCGTTGCAGCTTTTGATGAAATTTTCGAGAAAGTAAAGGAACTGTCAGGAATACCAACCGATGAAGATGAAGGAGAAGATGAGAAAAAAGAACTGGACAACTTTCCTGAACAGTCCTGAAGGACGTGAATTAATCTGGCTTGACTATTGTGGGTATCATCTCTGTAAAAGACAGGTTGATATGACAATACGTCAAGTATACGTCATATCCAAGGGTCGTTTGGACCTTCATAACGAAATGAACAAAGTAAAATAAAAAAATGGGTGTGATTGAATGGCTGCTTTGATGGAAATCATAATCCGTGGAATTGATAAGGCCAGTGAAGTTGCTGAGAAAGTAGAAAGCAAAATGACTGGCATGGGAAACAAGATCTCCAATGCCATGGAAAAAGCAGCCATATCCGGAGACAGATTCACTCAGAAAGTGGACAATATGGCCACTAATGGTATGTCTGCATATGCCCAAATGGACTTAAAACAGCAGCAATATCTCCAGGGCCTGAGTAAAGGACAGGCTTTACTTGACAGGATGGGAATATCGGGAAGTAAAGCAGGTCGAGTCATTGCTGCTGGTATTGACTTTGCAGATAACAGCATAAACCGTGTTAAATCAAGTGTGGATACTCTTAAAACTAAGATTCAAAGCACAACCGTCGGAAATGCTCTGATAACGGGATTTAACACTGTTTCAAACAAAGTCACTGAGGTAGGAAATAAGATAAAAACATCTCTCGGCAAAGGATTAGATACTGTAAAAACCAAGGTCGAAAACCTGCAAAACAGCATGGGCGAACTGGGAATGTACGTCACCAGTGCCTTTGGTGCCCTGGGAATGGGAAGCATTTACCAGGCAACTGTTGGCCTGGCCATGATCAGAGAAAGAATGACCACTCTCATGTCTGCAACCATGGGCAACAAAGCAGCTGCAACCGACTTTGTTAACAGCCTGGACCAGATGACTAATAACAGTCTCGTCAGTCTTAATGACTTGGGAATGGCCATGTCAAAGATTAAGATGAGTACCGGGATGACTAATGAACAGTTGAAACAGATAAGTCCCACCGTGAATGATATAGGTCAACGTGCTCTTCTGATGGGTAAGGATACTACTGAAGCTCAAGATTTAATGGTTGCCGGTTTCAGGGGTTTGAACGGCGAATTTGACATGTTGAAAGCCAACTTCGGCATAACTCGTGAAAACCTTATCAAAGCAGGATGGAGTGGGGCTGCAGCTGACGTGGAAGGATATAATAAAGCCCTCCAAAAATGTCTGGAACAGGGCGGATCCATGTCAGAGATGATGAAAACTACAGAGGGCCAGATCCAGATCGTGAAGAAAGGTTTCAGTACTGCTGGAAGGCAAATTGGTGAGGCATTCATACCAATTATTGTTGCTCTAGTAAATTTCATGGTGGCATTAAAACAAACCAACCCTGAAGTTTTCAAATTAATGATAGTAGGTTCTGCTCTTGTATCTGGTTTTGCAATGTTACTACCTGTCATGGGTGCTATAATTGGTTCTTTTGAAGGATTATATACATTTCTTTTAGTAGATCGGACGGCTACTGATAAACTTACTCTGTCTCAAATTCGGCACACTGCCTCTCAAAAAGCTTCTGCTGCCTCAACATGGCTTCAAAATTCTGCAAAATCTGTTTACACTGCAATAACTGGAGGCCAGACAGCAGCAACTAATGCATCAACAGCATCGAGTATCAGAGAAAGTGTTGCACAGAAAGCTTCTGCTGCTGCTACTTGGGTGGTTAACGCTGCCAAATCAACATATACTTTCTTAACAAGTGGTCAAGTAGTTGCAACAATTGCTTCCACAGCTGCCATGATAGCAAGTTCAGCAGCAAGTAAAGCCGCAGCTGCTGCACAATGGCTTCTTAACGCTGCCATGAGTGCAAACCCTGTAATGATAGTTGTGATTGCAATCATAGCACTCATAGCAATACTAGCAATACTTTATAACAGGAACGAAACTGTCAGAAATGCCATCAACTGGTTATGGGCAGGTTTACAACAGTTAGGCAGTTATATTTATGGCGGTCTACTTGCAGCATGGAACGCATTAAGTGGGGCCTTAAACTGGATCTGGAATGGCCTTGTACAACTAGGAGGATATATTATGGGTGGCCTTATGGCTGCCTGGAATGGTCTAGTTTCTGCATTATCCCCCATCATCATTGCCCTGGGTCTCCTGTGGGCAGCTATTAGTAAAGTTTGGACTAGTTTTGCCAGTAGTACAGCAGCTCAAGCGGGTGGATTTTTCGCGCAAATTGTTGGAGTTGTATCCCAGTTATGGAATGCTTTAGTTCTCCTTGGGTCTGCGATTGGTAAAGTTTTCGCAGCTTTCGCAAATAGTCAAGCCTCACAGGCAAACGGAATATTTAGCCAACTGGCCAGTACTGTGATGGCTTTATGGAATGCATTGTCATGGCTTGCCGGATTAATTATAAACGCACTGATGCCTTATTTACAAATCCTTTGGGAGTTTTTAAGTGGAGCTTTCATGGCGGTTTGGGTCACAATCAGCGGAATTGTCATGGCATTTATAAATTACATTGCAACGCTGATCACCATCCTGGCAAACTTGATCAGTGGTAATATTACAGTTGGACAAGCTTTGCAGCAAGTTTGGGGCGCTATCAAGATGCTCTTAGCCCAAGTGTTTACGTCAATTCTGCTTGGTATCGGCCAATTTGCAATGAACTTGATCAGCTGGGGGGTTCAAGCAGCAAGTGGATTACTAAATGCATTTATTGCATATGTTTCACAGCTCCCTGGACGAGCTTGGGCATATTTCTTAGCATTCCTGAGCTACCTTGCCAGCCTCCCGGGACAAGCATTCGGTTACGCTGCCAGTGTGGGTTCAAACATAATCAATGCCATAGCAGGGTATCTCACTAGTCTTCCAGGAAGGATGTATCAGTGGGGTGTGAATGCTCTTCAAAGTTTCATCAATGCCATCATCAACAGCATACCCGGTTTAAGACAGGCTTTAGATGCCGTGTCATCTTTGTTCCCACATTCACCACCAAAAACAGGACCATTATCTGAGATAAAAGCTAGTAACATGTATGAATGGCTTAAAGGAGTGGTTGATAAGGGTAAAGATGCCATGAAAACTTTCAACCTGGATGAATTAAACACAGATATTCCCTCAACTGATTTTGGTCCAGGTCCTGCAAATCTGAAGTTTGAAAAATCAGAGTCCGAAAGTGAAATCATTGAAGAAATCATTGATTTGAATTTAAACATCAATTTAGAAGATGTTCCAGATAATGTTGACGAACAAACACTTTATGAAATAGTTAAAGCTGTGCTTAAGGACAGTGAAATAGTTAAAGCTCTTATGAAGAGTAGAACGTTCAGAGACCGACTTAGTGTTGAAATTGGAAAAGGAGTTATTGAAACCAAAAGAGCACGTGGAGGATAATCTCTATGAGTGGACAAATTGAAAGAAATCCGATAAAATGGCATGTTAAAGGCAACATTGCCCCACAAGAAGTGAGCAACCCTACAAATGAAGGAGTTTTCACGAAAAATAATTGTACTTTAATTGTTGAATCAGCAGTTGTTATTGACGGGAATCTAATTAAACCTATTAAAAGCACACCAAATTTTTAGGAGGATGATTTAATGGCAGCAGGGGATTTTATAACAGTAGATGGAACTATAGCCAACAATGCAACGATAGATATAAAACCATCAGCAGACCTTGAAGTTTGGAACCTTAAAGAGCTCATGGTCAGTGGAGCTTTCATATTATATGCCAACACAAACGGGACACAGATTGAAAAGAAATCATATCCTCAAGGGGAACATTTGAATTTAACTAAATCAGGAGGTTATCAGGTCCACAAAACATCTTTTTATCAGTTTAAAAATATTTCCGGCGGATCACTAAATTATTCATTTAAATATGGGGTGCTTAAATGAGTGATGAGGTAATTTCAAAAGATGAAAAACCTGCAGGATGGGAAGGAAAAGAAAAAATCTTTGATAAGAAATTAACAAGCCAAAACAGCATTACAATCAGCCCCTTGAATGGAAACAGAGATGAAATCTATAAACTAAGAATTATGGGGGCTGCAGCATTGACTGCAACGCCTACAATAGAAAGTAATTTGTCAAATAATTGGCAAGGGGATGGTTACTACTTCAAAGATGATGCAGGATACTTTATTGTTGATGGAGATTTATCTGGAAAACCGAAACTCGGTGAAGGATTTACCGGTGGGAGTGCAGTTAACCAGTTAAACATTAAAGCAGAATTTGTTCTCATGAAAAACATAGAAAGGAGTTTCCGATCTGATTGTTCTTTCAGAACACCATCATACAAGGGAAGGTCAACTCTAAGTGCTCATCACACTGGAGACTACACAACTAGTTTAAACTATATAACAATCAATTTTGGCGGTCCTTTCACTGGAAGAGTAATACTTCAAAGAGTTTCACTTGATTAAAAACGTAAGGTGGCATAATGCTTTTTGACTTCACAGGCCGTATCAGCCTAGATTACATCTTGATGGATGATGGTACGCCCATTATTCCTGGAACCAGGCTGACTCAAGATGGAGAACTCCTTTTTGAATTTACGGACCACACCATCCCAATTTACGCTTTAACTAGTAAACTACCACCAAAAGCTGAAGTAGGGAAACAAATATCCTATGACATTCAATTAGAATGTACTAACCAAGGAGACCCTGGAAGAGAACTTATAGTTTCAGTTCCAATCCCAGCAGGTTTCAATCTTATAAAAGCCAGTTCAAATGAAGGAACATACAATTCTACTAATGGAAAATGGACTTTAATATTAGATTCTGATGATAAAGCTTACCTTAATCTGATTCTTTCAGGAATTACAGCGGGTTCATGGGATCAGACTATAACCCTCGATGGCACTATAACCTCAATTACTAAGAACTGTGAAGTAGTATCTTCAGATTCAGAGGGAAGCATAGCTAGTCATAGTGTTGATTTAGCAAATTATCCTATTACATTAGCCAATATGCAAGATGGACAGACCTACACTATTGTAACATACAGTAAAGTTCACGAAACTGGTGTGACTGGAATCCATGCAGGGGTAAAAAACAATACTATTAGTGTGAGTAATGGAGTTCAGGTTATCGGGACCAGGGCAACCATACAAGACAACATCCAGAAGATAACCTGCACATTCATCTATGATTCAAACCATGACTGCATAATAACCTGGTTTGATGAATATCAATCCATATCAACTGCCACAGAAGACAGACATTACGGTTTATGTTTAAATGAAGGATTTGACACCAACTACTATTTACCAAAAGACTTATTATCACAGCCAACAGCCATGTTGGATGATACAGGGGCGACCGATCTGTTTTTAGAAGGAAATTCCCAAAGTGCAGAGTACATATATTCTTTTCCAGTGCCAGATATTCTCCCAGATAATTCATTTTTTGTAGGAGTTGAAGTTTTTCTTAACAGTTTTTCACCTTCTTCGATTGAAATTTTCTTAGTAAATGATGGGGGAGAATCTTCGCAATTAAAATCTGAATTTTTTGAAGGGAGTGGAAAAGTAGAATTTGGTGATCTTGCAGACTTATGGGACTTAAAAGATACGGACATTAAAGATCATCAACTTGAAATTCATGTCAAATTCAGCAATAACACTCTCTATCAACAAAAATTCACTTATTCCAATTTAACGTTAGTTTTATATTATATTGAAGATGAAACTGGCCAAAGTAGAGGTTTCTATCTTGATGGGGTTCATGGTAGGAACTATGGAATATTTGTTAATGGCAAGGTTGAGATAACTGAAGGGGTTAATCTTGACATTGAAACATTAGAACTAGATAGTAGTGTTGGGGAATTAGTCACGGGTAGTAAGATTAAATCTAAAGAGTTAAAAGTTCCTTTTGAAATTTTTGGATGCTCAATTGAAGAGGCCAAAAATAGATTATCAAAAGCGGTTAGGTGGATGGCTAGCGATATAAACAGAGTGAACATTCCTATTCCCAAAAAGCTGGTTTTTGAATGGGATCCCTCGCATGAATATAATGTTGTATTGAAAGGGGATGTGGATAACGATTTTGAGTATGGATCCTATACTTGTAAAGCTGTTTTTTTGGTCCCGGATGGGTTGGTATGGTCTCAAAGTAAGACAACAGGGCCATCAGGAGTTAATTTGGGCCGGGTCCCGGTATGGCCTGTTATATATTTCCGAACTAATGGAAGTAGTCAAATAGTTTTGACAGAATCAGTTTCAGGAGCTACATTAAAAATCAATGAAACAATCCCTGAAAACACTCTCATGGTACTTGATTGTATTAATCGCCAATTGTATGAGATGAAAACTAATGTTTATCATACAACTGTATCATTGGACAGTGTATGGCCTCAACTAATCAAGGAATATAAATTCACTGCTACCGGGGCTGTTATCCAGAAAATTGAATACAAAGAGGGGTATTAA